TTCTTCCCATTCTTCCCACCATTCTTCCCTTACTTCCCACCATTCTTCCCTTACTTCCCACCATTCTTCCCTTACTTCCCATTCTTCCCACCGTTCTTCCCTTACTTCCCACCGTTCTTCCCTTACTTCCCACCTTACTTCCCATACTTCCCATTCTTCCCACCTTACTTTGCAGCACCACCTTACTTCCCACCGTTCTTTAAGAGCTATAAGTGTATATCAGGAGACACCTTAATACTTACTGTAACTAATGGATGGGTGCCAGCATCAGATATAAAGGTTGGAGAAAAATTGTTCACGCTTGTTAAAGAAGCAATGAATAATGGCGAAAACCTAAAAGACTTTACGATAACAGGTTCTAATTTTACAGAAACAGAAGTTGTAAATGTCGAAGTAAGCAAAAAGACATTAATACAATTTAATGACCTTGATGCTAAATTCTCAGATCATCAGCCAGTCTTTGTAAAGGTAGGAGATACCGTTACTTACAAGAATACTGGAGAAATAGAAATCGGAGATGTACTGGTTTGGATTGAAGAAGACCCATCTTCAGTCTCATATGTTGAAGTAACTAAGATTACTAAAACAGAAGATGAGCACGATGTCTATGACATCAGAACCTCAGATATACCTTGGTACATAGCTGGTCACATCCTGACAATTGCTTAAAAGGTAAATAAAATTAAGGGGCAGCGAGAGCTGCCCCTTAATTATTTATCAATGAGTCTTGTTTATAAAAATAAAAAATGGTATACTGTGTATATACAGCAAGGAGATAAAAATGAGCGACTGGTTTGATAAAGATCGATCAGAAACATCTAGTAATAGGCGGCCAAATAAAATTGTGGGCGGCGTAACAGTAGTAAATGAAGCACTTGGCCTAGATGTCTATAAAAATGTTTTTTCAAAAGAAGAAATTGCACGTTATATAAATTCACTAGAGACTAGCTTAATAGATAATTCACCGTACTCATGGAACGCAGCAAAAGTAACAAATTCTGCTCAGCCAATAAAGAAGGCCAGAGACTGCGTGGATTTTAAGATGAACACCAAGACTCTTGGAGATAAAAATGAACAAAATGAGTCTTTGCATAATACATATTCTGAAATATACGAAAAGTTAAAAAAGTGTGTAGATGATTATTGTAGATATTGGGGAATTGAAGTTAAATACTATGAAGTGTTTAATTTTGTAAAATATGAAGGCGAAGGTAAAGAGTTTAAAATACATGCAGACCATGGACCAGTCTATAGCGCAACCGTATCGGCAGTCATTTATTTAAACGATGATTATGAGGGCGGAGAAATATATTTTCCAAGACTAGACAATAAAGTCATTAAGCCAGAATATGGAGACATTGCTATTTTTCCGTCTAACTATATTTATGAGCATGCCTCATTACCTATTAAATCTGGAACAAAGTACTGTGTGGTTATTATGATGGATTTAAATGATATTGCTCATCAACCACAAGCAGCTAGACTATTTACAGACCAACCTGGTTATAATTCTTCTACATACTAAAGGATAAAAAATGGAACTATTAAATTCACTAGAAATTAAGAAAATGATAAAAGAGCAGATGAAGCTTCCGCACGAGGACACCTGGTCTAATGTAATAGATCTTGGCAATGGGATTTTTTGTTATAAAAACGTTTTTAAGCCTGGAATCCCAGAAAGATTAGAAGAAATATTAAACAGTACAGATAATAATTACAATTGGGTACCAGCTTATGTAGGTTATCAGGAAAGAATGCCTGAGTATAGAGATTGTGTTGATTTTAAATACAAAAGAAGCGATATAGCACATGACAAAGGTCAAGCCTCTATAAAGCTACAAGAAATTTGGCAAGAGTGTTTTGAAGCTCAGCTACCAGCTGTTCAACATTATTCTAAAAACTTCAATATCAATGATTTAAGATACTGGGAAGCATTTAACTTTATTAAATATGTTCCAGGACATCATTTTATGGAGCATCACGATCAAGGATTTTCTTACAACTGTGTGGTTTCCCTTGTAGGCTATTTAAATGACGATTACGAAGGAGGAGAAATTTATTTTAGGCTGCAAGGTCTAGATATAAAGCCAGAAGCTGGAGATCTGTTTGTTTTTCCATCAACATTTATGTATCCACATCAAGCAAAGGTCGTAAAGTCTGGAACAAAATATTCTCTTGTTACAATGTTAGATTACAGCGAAAAATATCATACTCCAGATATATATCAGGATACAGAATTTTAATGGAGCCAATACTAAAAGCCTACAGGATGGGTTCTAGAAATTTTAACATAGAACCCCTTAGCCTTAAGAGAGACTGGATGGACGCTACTCCAGATAAACATGCATACCACTGTTACCCAGTCAGCATGGCTAACACAATAGGCTGGGCTTTATCTTGCCCAGAAGATATTTCTTTTGTTTGGAATGGAGTTTTAGATACAACAGATCAAACGGTTGAAATAATAAAGGGAACAGACTGGTGCTATACTGGAAGAGGACAGGCGTCTGTAAGTTTTAAAACTGGACTGCTTTTTAGATCAAATCCAAACATAAGCTTGCTTGCAATGACTCCACCAAACTATTTTTATAAAGGTTTTGAAGTTATAAACTCTTTAATTTCTACATCGTTTTATAGAAATGAGCTTCCACTTGCAATTCAAGCAAGGGTTGCCAACGAAGAAATTGTTATCCCAGCTGGGTCACCCATTGCAACAATACTGCCAATTTCACTAACTTCATTAAAAGATCAATTTGTAGAATTAAGCAATTTTGAAATGACTCCTGAATACGCAAAGGCTCAACAGTCTTACGGAGAAGCATCATTTGCTAAAACATCACAAGGCGAATGGACAGACTGGTATAGAGACGCTATTAATGAAAAAGGCGAAAAAATTGGAGAACATGAAGTAAAGAATTTAAGACTAAGGGTTGTTGAAGATGGTAAATAAAATTAAGTTTGTTACTAATCGGCCGTGGCTTTCTGAAAATAGCTCAAGCAAACCAGAGCCAATAATAAAGTCAATACCATCTTGGTACCGTGAAGCAGATCGGTTTGCAAAAAAGCCAGATGGAGAATACTGGATAGGCCCAGATAACGGAAAAATACCGACATGGAAAGCTTGTCCAGCTATATTTGATATTATGGGAACAGGGTATTCTTTAAAAACACCATGTGATATAGAATTTAAAATTGGTGATTGGGGAGCGTTATCTGTTAAGGTAGTTGATGATAAATATAAAGATTTTGTTACAAAACGTGACCCAATGCCCCAATTTGTTAATCCAGAAGGATACCACGACGTACATTTTGCATGGATGCCAGACTGGGCTGTAGAAACCCCTCAAGGATACAGTGTTTTGTACTCACAGCCATTTAATAGATTTGAGTTGCCATTTTTAACAACAAGCGGTATTATTGATAACGATAAGGTAAATTTAATGGGATCTATGCCTTTCTTTTTAAGAAAAGGTTTTGAGGGGATTATTCCAGAAGGAACAGTCTACGCTCAAATGATTCCATTCAAAAGAGATGATTGGGAAAATGAAGTTGTGATTGAAGACCCATCAGCTTTATATAAAAAAAATATGGAAAACTCAAAAAAATATAGAGTTCCAAATGGCGGGGTTTACAAAAACCAAGTCTGGGAAAAAAGAACTTATTCTTAGGAGATATAATGGATACAGAAAAATGGCAGCCACCAGTTTCAATAACACCTTCAGGTTTCTTTGGATCATCCAAAGATATGATTCAGGCAAGAGAAAACTTCATGACAGAAGAAGAGTTAAGCTTTCTGTCTAATATTGCTAGAGAAATTGAAACTTGGGATATTACAGAAACACACTATAATGAAAACGGCACTGTCATATACGACTCCTCGTATTGGGATAATCGTGTAGCTTCAAGACCAATATTAGATGAGCTTGATCCAAGAATATCAGAGCACATTAACAATATGGTTCAAAGATTAAAAAAAGAAGTGGATGCTTTTTTTCATGTTGATGCAGTGCCAACAAGCCCAGCAATCGTAAGATGGATGCCAGGGTATGAGCAGCACCCCCATGCAGACAAAGAGTTACACACTGGTCCAGATGCTGGAAAGCCAAATGATTTTCCTTGGTATGACCTAGCAGGATTATTTTATTTAAATGACGATTACGAAGGCGGAGAGCTGTATTTTCCAAATCAAGGTATACAGTTTAAGCCAAAGCCAGGTGCAGCATATTTCTTCCCAGGAGATAAAGAATTTATTCACGGCGTAACACAGATAACAAGTGGAATAAGGTATGTAATACCTTTCTTCTGGACTATATTAAAGCATACTGGAGAAAGGCAGCCGTGACAAAAGAGTTGGAGTATATTGAAATATATCCAAAAATTATTGTATACAGAAATGTTTTTCCAGACGTTGATGATTTTTTAAAAAAATCTTTAGAGTGTAGCGGTTGGGAAAGTTGGTATTCTTTTGGAACAATGCTTGCTTTACAAGAAAAAGATATTATTTTTAATTCATTTCCAACAAAAGAAGAATATATGAGTTCCAGAGAGTATTGCGATGATCCAAAAAATAGAGATCTGTCTGTTCTTTTAGGTGAAATCTTTTACGATGTTACAAAGCACTATATCGATAAATACCCAGACACATCTTTTCCAAACTGGCTAAAAAGATCTGCATCTGTCAATGAGTATGCCAATGAATCAGGAGTTTCTCCAAATTACGCAATGAATTATCATACCGACTTCGTTTGGCCACTAAGAGATAACCCAGGAGAAAAATTTGCTTTAACTACAACTTTTTATTTAAATGACGATTACGAAGGCGGAGAGATTTGTTTTAAGATTAAAGATGATTTAATATCTCATAAGCCAAAAAAGGGAGATGTCATTGTTTTTCCAGCCACTAGACCATATTTGCATGCTGTAAGAAAAAATTATGGCGGACCAAGATACATGATACGATCTTTTTGGCAATATAAGGATACTGGCTCTGAAGAGTGGCTCGCAAATGAAAAAAAATATGGTGAAAAGGTTTGGGAAGAAATGGAAAAAGAACGACTCAAAGCAGAAATGAATACAGGTCAGTACGATGCAGAAGCATTTAATGATATATTCGATAGAGATAATGAGAAATATTTATGAAACAATGTACATGCGGAAGATCTGCTTCTTATCCGTATTGCGATGGAACGCATAAAATAAAAAAGGTGGTAAATATGAAAGACGGAATAATAGACATACTTGATCAGAATACTTTTATAGTTCATCAAGATGAGGTTGTGCCAGAGGATGAAGCTGGAGTGCTTGGTGTCTACACTAATAAAATAGTTGAGATACCAAACTTTATCGATCCAGAAATTGTTCCAAAAATGATACATTTTTTTGAAAATTGTGATGTTGAATGGGGAGACATAGCTTTTTACGGATCTTCAGGAAAGGGAATTAAAACTGATTCTGATACAATGAAAAAGTTTGGGTTACCAGATGAATTTTTTGAAAAATTAAAAAATAAATATAAAGAGACAGTAGAACTTGTCTTTGGTAGAGAGGTCCGTGCAAATACTTCACATGCTCAAAAGTGGGATGTAGGTGGATTTGCTAGTCCGCATTCTGACAATTCAGATAATGATGGAAAGCCAAATGCTTTTGAAATAAACAAGTATGTTGGAATTCTATATCTAAACAATGATTACGAAGGCGGAGAATTATATTTTTGCGATAAAAATAATAATATGCAGACATACCTTTCAATTAAGCCCAATGTCTATTCCTATTATGTTTTCCCAGGCGGTTATGAAAACATCCATGGTGTTTCAGAAATAACTAAGGGTACCAGATACACCATGGTTTCTTTTTGGGATTTTGCAGATCTTGAGTATGATGAAGCAACAAAAGAGCGTTGGGCAGAAGAAGAAAGACAAGTAAGAATAGAGCAGGCAAAACAAAAAGAAGAGTGGTTAAAGGGTAACAAGTATGCCTGATTTTAACTATGAAGATTTTGAAAAAATTTCATACTATAAAAATGTTATTGCTGATCCCAAGTTTGTTATTGATTTAATAGAAAGATCAGATAGCAACTTAACTGAATCCTCTAGGATACCAAAATGGTCCGAATGGAATGCAAGCGGAGACGTCCCGTACTCCTTTGGCTATCAAAAAAGATTTAAAGAGGATGCAGAAAACGACTCAGATTCCGATGTAAGAAGAATTGCAACTATTTTAAAAATGGCAATTGAAGGCGCATCTTTAGATTACTCAAACAGGCATGGTATTGACATAGGAAGACTAGCTCCAATATCTATAAGTAAGTATTCTACGGGAAAGTCAATGGGTCCCCACGTAGATGACTATGGAAATAATGATGACCCAAACATATCTGTTGTCCTGTATCTAAATGACGATTACACAGGCGGAGAGCTATTTTTTAAAGAACAAAATGTTAAAATAAAACCAGAAGCTGGAAGCATAGTAATATTCCCTTCGGTAGAACCTTATTATCATGAGTCTCTACCAGTCGAAAGCGGTATTAAGTATATGTCCCCAGGTTTCTGGCGTAAATAAAAGGTGGTATAATTTAAAGATATGGGAACAACAGGAAAAGGGTTTAGGTACCCACAATATTCAGACACACCAGACGTGCCTAGGGATCTAGGATATTTAGCGGCAGATGTTGACGCATATCTTGAAGATCATCCAGGACCTCAGGGTCCTTCAGGCACGATTACAATAGGTACAATAACAACTGTAGACTCAGAAACTCCAGCAAGCGTTATAAATGTTGGAACAGAAACTGATGCAATTTTTAATTTTACTATTCCTAGAGGAGTGGACGGAGTACTTGGCGGAGATGGTCCAGCAGGACCCTCAAATGTTCTACAAATAGGTGTTGTTGAAACAGGCGATGCAGGAACCTCTGCAATTGCAACAATAACAGGAACTTCTCCGTCTCAAACTTTAAACTTTGTAATACCAAAGGGAGATAAGGGAGATACTGGAGAAACTGGTGCCCAAGGACCAAAAGGTGACGCAGCTGCAACAATTGTTGTTGGGTCAACCACAACAGGTTTGCCAGGATCCAGTGCATTAGTTTCAAATTCTGGAACATCTAGCGATGTCATTTTAAACTTTACCATACCTCAGGGGCCACAGGGTGAACAAGGTCCAGAAGGACCAGCAGGAGTTGATGGAGCAAGCGCATCACTAGATCCAATCAATGGCCTAGCATCATTTCCTGCTCCAGTCCCAGGATCATCTTACGGAGTAAACTCTAATTGGTTTCCAGTTGCAAACAATTATGTTTCAATAGGACAGCCAGTCGATGCAATTTTAGGTGTAACAACAAATAAGTTTTGGAAAACCATATATTCAAATACTGGAACAATAAATACTTCAGACTTAAGATTAAAAACAAACATTAATGATTCTGCCTTAGGTTTAGATTTTATCAACTCATTGCGTCCAGTCAGCTATAAATTTATAGAAGGCGGAGTTGATCCAGAGGGAGCAAGCATACCAGGAACAAGAACCCACTACGGTTTAATTGCACAAGAAGTAAAGACTGCCGTAGACACCGCTGGAGTAACAGATTTTGCTGGATGGGTGCTTCTAGAAAAAAATAATCCTAATTCAGAGCAAGCATTAAGATATGAAGAATTTGTTGCGCCATTAATTAAAGCAATACAAGAGCTTACAGCAAGAGTTGAAGCTTTAGAGGCTTAAAATGTCTTATAAGTATAGAATACTAAAAGACAAACCTTTAGCGCTATACATGCTAGAAGAAGTTCGTTCTGGCGACTCTACTGATTATACAAATATACTATCTCAATTTGCCACATACCAAGATCTTAAAGATAATGGTGTTTCTTACGCAACTTTAAGCGGAATGCCAGTCTGGGATTCTACTGGAAATGGTTTTGACGGCTTTGCAACAGATGCCTCAGATCAGGAACTCATGCCAATAATCTCTGGATCAATAAGAGGTACAGAGGTTAAACCAGCAACCATATTAAATTTTCCAGTAAAAGGATTTGCAAACAAGGAATACTCAGACGATGAGTTTACTATTGAATTTTGGGCATCATTAACCAAAACAACAAACGGGATAGTTAATCTTGTATGTGATTATGACAACAACATAGGAGTTTTTTATGAAAACGGAACAATCATATTTTCAGTACAAGACACCAGCATATATCAAACAATAGATCCAACTGAAGCAGTTTATATAGTAGCATGCTTTAGCTCAAACTCAATATCTCTTTATGTAGACGGCGTATTAAAACAAAATAAACTATTGAATAACTTTTTATTTACAAACAGCAGTGTTTATTTTAAATCAGGAAACTCTTTAGATACATTTGTATTAGACGGCGTAGCTTTTTACAAAAAAGTTTTGTCGCCATACGAAATAAGTTCACATTATTTAGAGGGCAATAAAGAAACCCCTACAAACCAAATTGTCAATACAGATAATGGAATTTTGTTCTCAATGAATTTAAATAAAACAAAGTCTGCATACGAGTATTCGTATCCAGAAGCCATGCCGTGGAGTAATTTTGCAAATGAAAATGTTAAAATATCTGCAGATCAATCTTCAATATATATAGAGCAAACAAATGAACCTTCTACAAAAACATTTACTTTTATAGACTCTATTGTTGTGCCAAATTATTTAAATTTAATATCATCTCTTATATACTTTAACGACGACTCGTATGGAATAACAATAGAGGTGAGCCTAGATGAAGAAAATTGGTTTGAATGTACAAATGCAATGCCTTTACCGTTTTTTAATAAAAATGAAAATCAATTTCAAGACATACTGTACATAAGGGTTACTATGTCATCTACAGACACTAGCAAGTATTTCCCAGTATTAAAAAATATTAAAATTATATTTTTCTCAGACAAAGATTGTTATAGCGACAACTCTGGGTCAAGAATATATTCCGACTACGACTACGGGCTTCCACATAAAAATCATTTAAACCTGTCTTATTGCAAAATGAATGGAATAAAAATGCTAGATGGCCATGGGTTTTATACGGATCATCAAGACAATGTAAAAACAATTGAAATGATTTTTACTCCAAATGGCAATAAAAACGTTTTATTCTCAAGTCAGGATGCAGAGTATGGATGGGATAACCTAGGTAATATATATAAAACAAATATTGTAAGCATTCATATAAATGCAATTGATGTAAGCTTAGATACCAATATTTCTGACCATTTCATAAACGGCTACCCTTATCACGTAATAATCGTTCTAGAGGACAACTCTGGATCCAGTATCAAGTTTAATCAAAATCAGGCAGACTCAGAATATGGCGGAGACAATGTGTATAGCAATATTGCATTATATGACACAGAGCTCAGCGAGGCAGATATACACAATCATTATCTTTTATATACTGATAGATACAAGGTTTCTATTGACGATACCAGCCTTTCATTTTTAGAAGATGACGGCGGGCAAGACGAAACGGCTTTCTATATTGTAGAAAGAGACCTTCTAGCGACAAATATTTAAAATTCTGTCACGCCAAGTGACAAAGTCTGGACTTTAATATCATTTAATGGTAGAATAGGTGTAATATGGAAATTTTAAACAAAAAGGGTCGATACATAGAGGAAACAACTCTAGGCATATACGTGTGGGAAATGCCAGACGGACGCTGGATAGGAGATGATGATGGGAACTTCTTATCAATCACCTCAAAAAAAGGAAACAGAAGCAGAATGGATGCTCTGGCTAGAGAAGTTCGCTCATATGGTATATATGAGGGCGGGCCTAAGTTTTTGGCGGGACGCAGAAAAATTGACGACGAAGAATTTGAATACCAAAAACAAAGACTAGAGTGGGGATTAACACCAGATCCTCTAGATATTGGTGTATATAAAGATTCAGTTTTAAGGGATGGTAAAGTGCAATGAGAGCAGAGTTTGTTGAAGATGATTACTCAGACAATTCAAATACAATAGAGATATCTAATACCTCAGACTGGTTCTCTTTTAAAAAAGAGAAAGAGCACGATGATCCATTTAAGCTGGGAATAGAAGATGTAAAAAAGCTCAGAGGACTTGGACCAACATTTAGAAGAAAAATTGGAAGAGAGTTTTCAAAATCATTTACTGGAATTAATGGAACTTCTACCCAGCAGAATTTATTGCAGCAGGCAGTTACAGGATATGCAATGTTCGATCTTGTTGAGCCTACATATAACCTAGAATATCTTTCACAAGTTTATGAAATATCAACATATAATTATGCAGCAGTAAACGCAAAAGTTTCTAATATAGTAGGACTTGGATATGCATTCCATGAAACAGCAAAAGCAAAAGATGCAATGGATGAAATTTCTGATGATAAGCAGCTTGAAAGAGCTCGTGCAAAAATTAATAGAATTAAAATAAATTTAGAGAAATGGCTTGATGATTGTAACGAAGAGGAGTCTTTTACAGAGACCCTTATAAAGGCCTACACGGACCTAGAAGCGACTGGTAACGGTTACATAGAGATCGGACGTACCACTGCTGGAGATGTGGGCTATATCGGGCATATACCAGCTAAAACAATGCGTGTACGCAGATTGCGTGATGGATTTGTGCAGTTACTTTATGGCAAGGCGGTATACTTTAGAAACTTTGGGGATTTAGAAACACCCAACCCTATTGCTGGACAAGAAGACCGCCCTAATGAAATTATTCATTTAAAGAAGTATACTCCGATGAATAACTATTACGGCGTTCCAGATATTATTGCAGCTCAGCAAGCACTCGCTGGAAACGAATTTGCTGGAAGATATAACCTTGATTATTTTGAAAACAAGGCTGTTCCAAGATATATTATTACGGTTAAGGGGGCAAAGTTGTCTCCCGAATCTGAGCGTAAGCTCCTAGAGTTTTTCCAAGTTGGACTTAAGGGTAAAAATCATAGATCGCTTTATATACCTTTGCCTGCAGATAGCCCAGACTCAAAGGTTGAATTTAAGATGGAGCCTATTGAGGCGGGAGAGCAAGAGTCATCTTTTAACATTTACCGTAAAACAAATAGAGATGAAATATTATTAGCACACCGTGTACCAATAAATAAAATTGGTTTGCCAGAAGGAGCTTCCTTAGCAAATGCTCGTGATGCAGATAAAACATTTAAAGAGCAGGTTTGCAGACCAGCACAGGACAGGCTTGAAAAAAAGCTTAATTATTTAATTGCTGAAAAAACAGATGTTGTTGAATTAAAGTTTAATGAATTAAGCTTGACAGATGAAGAAACACAAAGCCGTATTGATGAAATTTATTTGAGAATGAAGGTAGTAGTTCCAAATGAAATAAGAATCAGAAAAGGCATGATTCCAATTGAAGGCGGAGATGAGCCAGTTGAATTAAAGCCTCAACAGGTTGCTGACCAGCAAGCAAAAGCGGGTAAAACAAGAACCCGTGATAGAGCAA